GGGAAATCTTATCAGTGTGTTTCCGTTGGTATTTTCTCAGCTTTTAAAAAGATAATTCAAATTTTCGGAGCACCAACGTGGGAAACACCGATTCAGATTGAAGTTAAACAGATTTCAAAAGGTCAACGTAAAATGCTTACGCTTAACGTGATTGCTTAATTTTATATTTTCATAGTTTGATAGGGGAGAAAATAAACCTTCTCCCCTTTATTCATAGGGAAGGAGAAGAAAAACGTGCTAACAAGGAATGGTATTTGTTATCATTTGCCCGATTCACCATACACGGCGAAAGTAAACGGGTTTACATTTTATTTTTCATCATCTTTATATTTAGAAAAATTTTTAAATCAATTAGAGGAAAATAGGGTAGGAATTAATGCTTCTCTTTCCTGCCGGTTCAATATAAATGTTAATTTCAAATCTTTTTGTGATTTTCTTCTGTATATGAAAATCGAAAAAAGAGGGTTTTATGTGGTTAATAACGAGGGTGTAGAATTATGTCAAAACAGTATAACATTCGGTGGAGAGAAAGTGATTTAAAAGAGCTTGAAAGAGCTATAAACAATTTTAACCAAAAACTTTATAGAACGAAAAAGAAAAATCCTGAATCAGCCGTTTACCTTCCGGATCGAGCAAAGAAAACAGATGTTGTTAAATCAATAAAAACAAGGGCTGATTTTAACAGAGAATTAAAAAGCCTGAGGAACTTTTCAAAACGTGGTGCGGAAAAGCCGGTTCATATAAAAGGAAAAAAGCCCATCACCAAATGGGCTAAAAAAGAATATAAGAAAAAGCAAAGGCGTGAAAATTTACTTAAACAAAAAGAATTTGAAAAACTGAAAGATAAAAACGTATTAGTCGGTGGGCGTGATACGGGTGTTTCCCGTGTAAAAATGGGTTCTATTCGTGAAAATAGCTTAAAACCAAATGAGCGTAAACCGGAAGAAATGACAAGGCACGAATTTGAAAAAGAATTTAATCGTATCAATAAAAGACTCAATGCAAATGCTCAGGGTGAACGGCTTAAACAAATGAAAGCAAACTATTTAAAGGGCTTGACGGATTCGGGCATTTTAGGATTGCACCCTGAAATAGAAGATTTTATCAATGAAATTGACGAAGAAAAATTTCTTGAAACCTCCCAAATTGATGAAACTGCAACGTTTGACTTTTATAATGATCCGATTGAGCTTGAAGAACGAGCTAAATATATTTCTCAGGCGTGGTTTAATGCTCTTTATGATTCTATCGAATTTTAAACGGTTTATAAAGAAAAATGATTCAACAAAATATGCAAAGAAATAAGGTGAAATTATGCTTTTTTCCTCAGACTTTGAAACTACAACAAAAGAAGATGACTGCAGGGTATGGGCGTGGGCTTCTTCTGAAATAGGAAACAAAGCTAATTTCAAATATGGAAACAGCATTGACGGTTTTATGCAATATGTGGAAAGTCAGCCGGAAAACTCAACGTTTTATTTTCACAACCTGAAATTTGACGGTGAGTTTTTAATGGTTTGGCTTTTTGAAAATGGGTTTGAACACGTGAAAGACCAAAAGGAGCTAAAATCAAGAACGTTTTCAACTCTAATATCAGATATGGGGCAATTCTACACCATTAAGGTGGTTTTTGAGAAAAAGGGCAAAAAAACAAAGTATGCTAAATTTATCGACAGCTTGAAAATAATTCCCTTTAGTGTTGAAGAAGTTGCAAAGGCGTTTAATTTACCTATTTCAAAACTTGAAATAGACTATACCGCAGAACGAAAACCCGGACACGTTTTAACAGAAAAAGAAATAGCATATATAAGAAATGATGTTGAAATAGTCGCAGAAGCGTTAAACGTTCTTTTCAATCAGAATTTAACGAAAATCACTCAGGGTTCAAATGCTCTATTTGATTATCAAAACACTGTTAGTTTTAAAATGTTTAAAAAATGGTTTCCCACCCCTGATTATGATTCAGATGTTCGTCAAGCATACAAAGGCGGTTTTACATATCTAAATCCATTTTATAAAAATAAAGATGTAGGTGAAGGACTCGTATTAGATGTTAATTCTCTTTACCCGTCTGTTATGCGAAATTGTGTATTGCCTTATGGAGAACCGATTTATTTTGAGGGTGAATATCAAACCGACAAACTTTATCCCTTATATGTTCAAATGCTTACTTGTCAATTTGAATTAAAGCCGGGTTTTATTTCCACCATTCAAATTAAAAATAATCTTTCTTTTATCCCAACTCAATATTTAACATCGTCCGCAGATGTAACCAGTACGTTACAAGATGTTACCCTTTGTTTAACTTCCGTTGATTTAGAACTGTTTAAAAAGCATTATAACATATATAATCCGGTTTATCATTCCGGCTGGAAATTTAAAGGAACAACCGGTTTATTTACTAAATATATTGATAAATGGAATAAAGTAAAAATGGAAAGCACATTGAACGGAAACAAGGGAATGAGGACACTTGCTAAACTGATGCTTAACGCTTTATATGGGAAATTTGCTTTGAATCCAAAAGTAAAAAGTAAAATTCCATTTTATGAAAACGGATTGATTAAATATAAAAACGGTGAACCAGAAGAACGAGAACCATTATATATTGCTATTGGTGCGTTCATCACAGCACACGCAAGGCACAAAACAATATCTTCTGCTCAGATGTTAAATAAATGGTTTATGTATGCTGATACTGATTCGTTACATTTACGCATTGAATTGCCAGAAGAAATAAAGCAAATGAGTGAAAAGGATATTGAAAAATTAACCACAGCAGATTTAAAAAAATACGGGATTGAGTTTCCAGAAGAATTTGAAATTGATCCGGTTAAGTTAGGTGCGTGGAAGGTTGAAAGCAAATTCAACAGAGCCCGTTTCATTCGTCAGAAATGTTATATAGAAGATTGGAACACACCAGAAACGTGGAACACACCAGAATATAAACCAGAGCTTTTAAATATCACGTGTGCGGGTATGCCACCCCGTTGTTATTCTCAGGTAACGTGGGAAAATTTTCACGAGGGGCAAAAATACGGGGGTAAATTAGTCCCGAAACACGTTCCGGGTGGTATCGTCTTAACAGAGACGGAATTTACTATTTTAAAAAGTTAGAAAACTATTGACTTTTGATATTATTTGAATATAATAATATATGCTGGGTATAAAAGTTTAATTTATGATACCGTTGCGGATTCCAGAGGTGAAGAGCCTACCGTGTGCGGATTGTCCGGGAGGATTGTCATTCAACTTTTATATTCCAGCATTTTTAATATTATAGAGGTATAATTTTATGAAGTATTTAAACTTAGGCTTAATTTTATCGTTTAATTGTCTTTTCAATTTCATCATAGGGAATCGTGGGTGTGGTAAAACATACGGGTGTAAAAAACGAGTGGTTAAATTGTTTTTAGAAAAAGGGTTTCAATTTGTTTATTTACGGCGTTTTGATAGTGAATTATCAGAATCAGCAGAGGGATATTTTAACGATATTATCAAAAACAATGAATTTCCTGATACCACCATTGAATATAAAGAGGGGTGTTATTATATCAATGGTGAAATAGCGGGGTATGCAATGGCTTTGACGAAAGCAAAAGATTATAAATCCTCGTCATTCCCTGATGTATGGACGATTATTTTTGATGAATTTTTGATTGAAGATAACGGATATACAAGATTTTTAAAAAATGAGGTTAAACAATTTTTAGGATTTTATATGTCAATCGACAGATACAGAGGGGTTACCGTCTTTTTTCTGGGAAACAGTACGGAATTTATAAATCCGTATACTTTATTTTTTAATATCCCCCGTCCATTTAACTCCGATTATGTTCGTAAAGATGATATTCTTTTATATTTAGCTCAGGACGAAGCGTTCATCAAAGAAGCAGAACAAACACGCTTCGGAAAACTGATAGCCGGTACAGACTTTGCAGAATATGCAATTAAAAATAAATTTGCTGATACTTCAAAAACGTTTCTGCAGCGTAAAACCGAAAAAGCACAGTATTATTTTACGTTCATTTACAAAGGCGAAAAATACGGAATCTGGGTTGATTATAACGCCGGAAAAATGTTTGTGTCTGCAAATATAGACGAAACGTGTGGAATCCTTTATTCCCTAACCGTTGAGGATCATACCCCGAATACACTCCTGATAAATCAGCTTAATAAATCTCCATTTTTCAAAAACTTTATTGAAAATTATAAAATGGGTAATGTCTACTTTGAAAGTCAGAAAATTAAATCTATTGTTTATGATGTAATACGTTTATGTGTGAGGTGATTAAATGTTTAATTTATATAATGGTGATTGTCTGGAAGTGATGAAAGAGATTGAAACGGGTTCCGTTGATATGATATTGGCGGACTTACCTTACGGAACAACGGAGGCTAAATGGGATTCAGTTATTCCATTTAATCCACTTTGGGAACAATTCAACCGAATTATAAAAGATAATGGTGCGATTGTTTTATTTTCTGCTCAACCTTTTACAACAAAATTGATAAATAGCAATATGAAATATTTCCGGTATTGTTGGTATTGGAAAAAGAACACAGCAACGGGAGGACAATTTGCTCACGTTCAGCCAATGCGAAGCGTTGAGGAAATATGCGTATTTTACAAGAAAAAACCAACGTACAATCCTCAGGGTTTGAAAAGGTTAGAAAAACCAATTTTAAATAAATCAGTACAGAAAAGAAGTCATCTTTACCATTTCAGAAGCTCCGACAATTTACAATTTTTCACAAACTACCCGAAAAATGTGTTTGAATTTAAAGCCGTTCCAAAAAAGAAGCACCCTTCTGAAAAGCCGGTTGAATTATTAAAATACCTGATTAAAACATATACTGCAGAAGGTGAAACGGTGCTTGATTGTTGCTCAGGTTCAGGTTCAACCGGTGAAGCGTGTGCGGAAACGAAAAGGCGTTTTATAGGTATTGAGCTTTCACCCTTATATTTTAATGTTACTAAAAATAGGGTTGAAAAAGCATATAATAAAATAGAATGTTTCACGTGAAACGAAATACACGGAAAGGAACGGAATGTGCTGTAATGGTGTGTTCCGTTTCTTTTTGTGGTGGTATGACACACTTTGTTTTGTTTCCGTTCATTGTCCGTTCATAAAATGATGATGTTAGTACAATGGTTACAGAATGTTCATATTTGTGCAAATTGTGTTTAAAATGTGAACGAAATGTGGGGAAAGTGTGGACGGAG